CCCGGTTTTCTTGTTTTGACTGACGAGTGTTAGATGGTATGCCATGATATCTCCCTGTTTTAAAAGGGGATTTTACCATCAATCGTCTAATTCGCGCAACTCGCCTAATCTGGGTTCATTCTTTCTTTTCCTATGATAGGATTTTCGCTGTCTGTGAAAACCACCCCGTGCTGTGCTGTGCTTGGCGACCAGGTTTCTAACCCTGCGCCGTGCCCGTCTGTGCTTGTCTGGTGTGTCCACATCAGAACATCCCAAACCCGAAAACCACCAGTACAAAAAATATGATCGCTACTGTGAGTTGATCCATTGGTACAAAATTGGTCCTATTGTGTGTGTAAGTGTCTTTTTGACTAGGCATAGTGATATGCTCTAGTCATCTGTGATAATCTCGGTACTGGCAAAGATTGTCGTGGCATGCAATAGCATGGATTTACGAATATCACTGTACCCACGTTTTCTGTGCGCCCCTAGTCATAGCGCATTTACCAGTAGTACCTTTCCAGCCTGATCCAAGGAGCACCAACCTTGATATTGTCTGTCAGGAAACAGTAGGAAGCGCTGACCGCTACTCAGGGAGGGAGATGAGGCATTTTTAAGTCAGCGTCCCTATATTATAGGAAATGGGGGCAAAAACGGCGGAAATACGCCATTTCTGAATAATCATTCCTTATGAGAAAAGTTAGTCCCCCCTTATAGGGGAATCCTTGCGACCTTTATAGACGAATCTTCCGTCCTTATGAGGGGTAGCCCTGGGAGCGCTTGGTGACGGCACGTTCAACTCACAGGAGGGGTAAGGGTGCAGGTTCAGGAGAAAGGCCCTTCACCAGGCTCTCCCTGAATAATGCGACCTAGTGAATAAAACGTCCTTATGGAAAGGAATCAACCCTGTCCCTCTCTTTGGCCTTACCCCTGAAGTAACCGGTTACATGGTTACAGTTGTGGACGGTATTGGAGGTTGACAGCCATATGCGTTCTGTGCCTATAATGCGTGTTATCAACGAACCGTTAGGGAGAACGAGAAAATGAGCAGAGAAATTGATTTAAGCGGTCCACAGGGTAATGCGTTAGCCTTGGTGGGAATAGCAGATGACTTGTTGCGACAATTAGGCCGTCGTGATGAATTCAGAGATATGAGAACCGATATGCTTTCCAGTGACTACCCCAATGTACTACGAGTATTCGAGGAAAAGTTTGGTGATCTGGTTACCTTGATAAACAAACCAGATGAGTGAAGCTGTACCGTACCGATTTATCCAGTGCAAGGTCAAAGGCTGTGTTCGCTTACATGACGCTTACTACCCTATGTGCAGCAAGCACAGGCAACCAAAAAGTGAGGTTTCACCAAGGCCAAAATGGGCAAAGAAAAAAGATGGTACTAGTAATGGAGAACCGTCCCCCTAGTAATGGAGAGGATGGGGAGTATATATGATTAATAGTTTCAACCATTTCCTACAATAGGGAGCATATTATGGCAAAGAAGACGCCGTTTGATTTAGATGGAGATAGAACGAAGAAGACCCCTGCACAGAAGGCTAAAGACTTGAAAAGTGTGATCGAGGCCGAAAAGGCTTGCTGTGTGATTGTCACTGAGTTCTCTCAAGCTCTGTGGGATTACGAGTGGTCTGTTGAGCATATTGGGGTGGGCACATACCGCAAGCTTATGGACGCTGCTAGTCTACTGCACTGTGCTGAAACCCATGTGAAGGAAGACTATGTTTGTAGCGATTTCAGTAAGTTATCTAAAGAGGAGCGAGATAACACTACCTATATTAGTTACTATGGATAGTGGATGTCAGAAACCCTAGATGACTTGCTGGGCAAGTTGAAGCGCCTAAAGTACGAGGTTCGCGCAAAGCGACGTGCTCAAGGCGCTGTGCCCATTGATACGATCTTGAACCGTATGCTAGACCACATTGAGGCGATCAAGGCTATAAATATAGGACCTAGTTTGCCTGAGAGAGATGTCGCTCTACATAAGGCGTGGAATCTATATGTGGATGCCCAGGAATATGTTGGCCCTGTGATCCCGACATATGATCCTGATCGTGAAGTCCCCCTGGAAGAGAATATCACTATGGAAGTTGAAATAGAATCAGCTAACGTAAGAACAGGTGGTATGGGATATGCTTCTGTGAGATGGGGAATGATGGGCATTCATAAGGGAAGTTCGGGTAAACTGTGGGTTCACGACTTCTGGAACCCACTCTGGTTAAGGAGAAAATACGAATCGTGGAAAGAATCACCGCAGAAATCCTAGAGCCGTATCTTAAAATTGAAGCAGATCGCTCTATTAAATCGTCTAATGAGTTTACACAGGATGTCCTAGATCATTACATATTAGGCGATGAGGTGTTTGGCGTAAGGATGCCCTGGGGCGTCTTGGATGAAAAGTTTAGACTCCGTAACGGAGAATGCACTATCCTGGCCGGAATCAACTCCTCCGGAAAGAGTCTGTTATCGGGTCAGATTTTATTGAACGCTATGGAGCAAGGCGAGAGGTGCTTATCTGTGTCTCTCGAAATGTCTCCTCGTAGTCAGCTGATCCGAATGGCTCGACAGGCCAGCCTGTCTGTAAAACCCACCGTGGACTTTATGATGGAGTTCGCAAAGTGGAGTCAGGACAAGCTTTACTTCTTTGACAAGCGTGGTTCTGTGGACTTAAATACGCTTATGGCTGTCGTGCGGTATTCCCTGGATCATTACGGAACCCGCTTTATCCTTGTGGATAGCCTGATGACCATAGCAGGGGTTGCCAGTGATGACTACAATGCTCAAAAGCAGGTAGCAGCAGCTATTGCTGAAACCGCCCGTGATCTTGAATGTCATATACTTCTTGTGGCACATGCCAGGAAGTCGATGTCGATCAAGGATAAGATAGATCGCTTTTCTATAAGAGGAGCAGGAGAACTGGCAGACATCGTGGATAACGTGCTGTTATTACAAAGATATTACTCAGATGATGCAGACGAGGCAGATGCCTATATGTCTGTGTCTAAGGCAAGGCATTGGGACATGGCAGAATGCTCTATTGAGCTGTTCCTTGATCCCCCTAGCCTCTTGCTTTACACTCCTACCTCTCCACCTAGAGAAACGGAAATGAAGAATGGACAAAGCCTGGAAAGCATTTGAACGCAGAGTAGCGCAGAAGACAGGGGGAGAACGCATCCCTGTGTCCGATAGACGTACTCCACTGGACGTTGCTCATCCTATTTTAGGTATCGAGTGCAAGTACAGGAACAAGATTTCCAAATTCCTCAAAGACGCTATGTGGCAAGCCGTGTCTGGATCAGGGGAAGAAAAGATACCTGTGGTTGTTCTAGGAGAAAAGAACGGGAGAGAAATGCTGGCTCTTATCCGCTTAGATGACCTGTTGGATATTTTGGGTGAGGCTGTTGAGGGCCCACGAGATGGGGAGATATTTAATTATGGAGGAACTGATTAAATGGCTAAAAACAACACAGTGTGTTCCGTTTGTCAGGGGGAGTTCAGCCTTGATGAAGAGGGGGGAATTACTGGAGAGTTTGGAATACTGCCAGTAGCCTTTTGTCCTACTTGTTTGGCTTGTATGATGGACATGGTAGAGCAACGGAGTAACAACTATGAGTCTTTATGAAGATTACATTGCTGTGTCCCGCTATGCGAGATACCTTCCAGAGGAGAAGCGTAGAGAGATTTGGCCTGAGACTGTAGATCGTTATATCAAGTTCTTTTCAGAACTCACAAACCAAAAGCTGGAGTTTCTGAGAGAGCCAATACAGTCAAAGTCTGTGCTTCCCTCGATGAGGGCACTGATGACGAGTGGCCCTGCATTAGCCAGGGATCACTGCGCTGCTTACAATTGCGCCTACACCGCTATAGATCACCCCCGTGTGTTTGACGAGGCTCTGTACATTATGCTCTGTGGAACAGGGTTAGGGTTCTCTGTGGAGAGACAGCATATATCCAAGCTACCAGAGGTAGCGGAGTCGTTCCACGCAACTGAAACTGTCATCATAGTAGCAGACTCTAAATTGGGCTGGGCAAAGGCTCTGAGAGAGCTTGTAGGGATGCTTTACTCTGGTCTTGTGCCAAACATAGACGTTTCCAATGTGCGTCCCGCAGGGGCTCCTCTGAAGACCTTCGGGGGGAGAGCGTCTGGACCTGAACCATTAGAGAAGATGTTCAAGCACTTCATCAGAACATTCAAGGGGGCAGCAGGTAGGAAGCTCAATTCCATAGAGGTGCATGATCTTATATGTTATGAAGGTGAAGCTGTGCTCGTGGGTGGTGTTAGAAGGACAGCTTTAATCAGTTTGTCTAACCATTCAGACGAGAGGATGAGAAATGCAAAAAGTGGACAGTGGTGGCTGGAGAATCCCCAAAGAGCATTAGCGAACAATTCAAGCGGCTATACCGAAGAGCCAGAAGTGGGTGCTTTCATGCGTGAATGGCTGGCTATATATGAAAGTAGGTCAGGAGAGCGGGGTATTTTCAACCGTGAGGCATGTAAAGGTATGCTCCCCACAAGGAGAGACGGGGACTACGATTTCGGCACTAATCCATGCAGCGAAATAGTCTTGAGGTCTGGACAATTTTGTAACCTTTCAGAAGTTGTAGCTAGACCTGATGATACGTTTGATACCCTAAAGAAAAAGATAGAGACAGCAACTATCTTAGGTACGCTGCAATCCAGTTTGACTGACTTCCGCTATCTTAGAAGTGGATGGAAAAAGAATTGCGAAGAAGAAAGGCTGCTTGGTGT